CAACGTCTGGAGCCTCGGAGGCACAGGCTTTCAAGCCAGCTCCGTTTGGTATGGCACAGCAGGCGACATTTACTGGCGTTCCGCAACCGTCGGAGGCCGTGTCATTCTGAACGATTCCGCAGACGCCTCTGGAGGTGTAACGATCTCAGGCACCAACGGACGGGTGGGCTTCTACGGTTCTGTAGGCGTGGTAAAACCCACCGTTTCGGGGGCCAAGGGAGGTAACGCTGCGTTGGCGTCGTTAATTGCAGCGCTTGTTGCACAGAACCAAATCGTAGACACCACCACTGCTTAACATGACCGTACGCCGCAAACCCGACACTGACGAATTTCAGGTCCGGCCTGACAAACAGGCGATCAGCTTTCGTCTTATTATTGTTGTTGCCGTATGCTCCATGCATCCGCTCGGACAACAAATGCTAACAACAATGGGGTTCACCCTTCCGGCGTCGAGTGCAGCATTGCACAAAGCCGTTGCCGAGCTCACCACAAACCTCGCGCAAGTACGTGCAGAACTCGCTGCGGTAAAGCACGATATCAGCACGGTAAAGAACCAAATGACCTCCTTCGAAGTCAACTTCGATAAGCATAAAGTCCCACAGCCATGAAACTCGTCTTCGCATCGTTGATGCTTTCGGTGCTCGGCTCCTGCGCTGCACTTGACGTGCGTGGCACATTGCTACTGCCCGGTGGCGCCGTGGCTTACGGCAACAACACCGTGGAAGTCAAGCTCGATGGTAAACAAGTTATTGACCTGCGTAAATGAACCAAGCTGAAATCAAACGCACGCAAAAACGAGTCGGCACCGACGACGACGGCTTCTGGGGTCCAAAAAGCGAGGCCGCGACGAAGAAGTATCTGTTGTCGCTCATGCCTTCGCCGCACCCGTTCCCGACACAGGCAAACATTACGCCATTCTATGGACGGCACGGAGAGAAGAACGGCTTTACACCTCCAACAAAACCCATCCCGTTACCGTTTCCGGTCTACTATGAAGGATCGCGTGTAACAGTGTTGCGGCCGCATGTGAAATGTGCAGACTCCTTGCTTCGTGTGTTTGAGCGATTGAAAGTGCAATACCCGACGGAAGCAGAGCGGCGTTCGGCAGGCATTCTCACGTACGACGGCCTCTACAATCCACGCCCGATGCGTGGAGGTACTGCATGGTCCACGCACTCGTGGGCGATCGCGATCGACCTTAACGCTGGCAAAAATGGCAACACCACCCATTGGCCCACACGTGCCGTCATGCCTATCGAGGTCATGGAATGCTTCGCACGTGAGGGCTGGACCGCCGCTGGTGCATTCTGGGGCCGTGACGCCATGCACTTCCAAGCCACCCGTCCGTAATGTCCGAGGAACTCGCCACAACGCTTGCACTCAAACGCCGTGAACTGGCATTGGTGCAGCGTCGTATCGAGCTCCAACGTGAAAACGCAATCGCATTCTTCAAACCCCATGCGAAACAACAACACTTCTTCGCGAATGCGTCGTTTCGTTTCCGCTATGCTCGCACAGGGAATCGCTTTGGCAAGTCTGAGATGGGCGCGTGTGAAGACATTGCGTTCGCCCTTGGGTACCGACCTTGGATTGCTGAGGGTGACCCACTACGAACGCTTGGTATTCCTTCGCGACCGACCAAAGGATTGATCGTCACCACGGACTGGGACAAATCCAAAGAGGTGTTCACGGAGCAGGAAGGTGCGAACACCGGAAAGCTTTTCCGTTACATTCCCAAAGCCGCGCTCGGCCAACCTACACGCAATCACTCTGGTGCAATCGACCGTATCCCGGTCAAGCACATCAGCGGTGGCTGGTCCATCATCCATCTAGACACGGTCAAATCCTACAAGCAGAACCCGCTTGGGCAAGAATCCAGTGTCTGGGATTGGGCCCATCTCGACGAACCCATCCCCGAAGGGATGTGGAAAGCGATCGTCCGTGGTCTTACCGACCGTGGCGGCCGCGCATGGTTCACGTGCACTCCGTTGTCCGAGCCGTGGATCGACGAGGCGTTCACGCCAAACCTCGAAGACCAGAGCAAAAGCAACATGAACGACGTCTTCGATGACGTCAACTCCCGTTTCATGATGACCGGGTCGATGGACGATAATCCGTTCTTGACACCCGAAGACATTGAACTGACGCTGTCATGGTATACCGAAGAAGAACGCGAAGCACGGCGCCGCGGCATTCCCACTGCATATGCGGGCATTGTGTACAAAGAGTTCGACTGGAACGTCCACGTGCGCAAGAACCCACCACCGGGCTGGGCGTCGTGGTCGCAACCGCCAAAGGACGCCTGCATTCGGTGGGCGTTGGATTACCACTTTCGTAAGAACGATGCGATTCTCTTCACAGCAACGATGCCGAACGGCACGACGTATGTGTATGCCGAACTGTGGCAGCCCATGCTCGTTGAAGAGGAAGCGCAAGAAATCAAACGTATCCTTAACGGTCACGTGGCTCTGCCAGGTCTCACAGACCCGCTCGCTTCGACGCCGAACAAGATGACCGAAACCACAGCGATGGACGAATACCGTCGCTTGGGACTTGCCGTAGTGCCCGCAACGAAAGACCCTGTGAATGGCATTCGTGCCGTCAAGGCAAACCTCAAAGCCCGCGACAAGCACGGTATGCCCGTTCTCGTGTTCAACGAAGCGTGCGGCCGCACAATGTTCGAAATCTCTCGCGGGTTCATCTGGGACGGCGAAGAGAACAAGCCCGTGAAGAAGAACGACGATATGATGGAGAACCTGTATCGTCTGGCACTACAGGGCTTTGAGTATATCGAACCTCCAAGCGACTCAGATTATCAATTGGTCCACACCTCCGACTTCGCCGACAACATCATCGACATCTCCAGCGACTTCAACAACACACCCGACGACTCCAAACTCCGCCGCCTCGCACATGCGAGACGTTACGCTAGGTAAAAGACATGGCCTTCGAAGACTTTAAAGAAAAACTCAAAGACACCAACACGGCCGAACACAAAGGTCTGTTGAAGCACGTGCTCGAACTCGTGTCGATCTCGCGTAAGACGATGTCAGAGAACTACGCCAAGTGGGACGAGCATGACGCGGTGTTCCGGTCGAAGCGCAAGGCAGACAAGGAGGACCGTAACGCTGACGCTAAAGGCGCGCCACGTAAAGTCGCCATTCCTTTGGCGTATTCGCAAATCCTGACGTTCGTGGCGTTCAACGTCATGACGATCACGCAGAATCGTCGGTTCTACGAGCTTGAAGCCACGGGCACTGAGGATTCGGTTCTGAAAGAACCAATCGAACTCATCCTCGAACGTGACCTGCGGCGTAATCAGTGGAATGCATTTTTGGTGCAGTTCTTTCTGGACGTCGGCCGCTTCTCTCTGGGTGTAGGCGAGGTATGCTATACCGAAGAGTTCCGCTGGATGCGTGTGGAAAAGGAAGAACCAGTCGAAGGGGCGTTTGGTATTGCGTCAACCGAAACCACATCCACATACCAACAGATTCCGACGTTCGTTGGTAACAAAGTCTACCCAATCTCCCCGTATCGGTGGCTCCCCGACACACGTCTGCCCCTCACCCGCTACCAAGAGGGTGAATTCTGCGGTTCCGAAGACATGTTCTCCATGTCCACGCTGCGCGGCATGGAATCGGACCTGTTCAACCTCAACTCCATACCGAAAATGGAAGAGGAGAAGTACAAAGAGCGGCGCAAGAAGTCACGCATCGACGAGATGCCGACGATCCGTAGCAATGACTCCAGTTCCACTGCCGACAAGGGCAACATGGTCAAGTCTGGCCCTGTCGTCATCACCAAAATGGTGTTTGACCTCATCCCCAAACACTTCGAGTACGAAAAAGGCAAAACCCTTGGTAAAGAAGGCTTTCCTGTGCGCTACATCGCATGGGTCGCAAACGACCAGACCATTGTTCGGTTCGAAGAAGCCTACTATCTGCACGGAAAGTTCCCATACTTCGCGTCTCAGTTCCTTGCGGACCAACATCAGACCGTAAACGAAGGACTTTCGGAGCTTTGTGAACAACTCGCCGGCCTCGTCACGTGGAAATGGAACGCGCACATCGCGTCACAGCGCAACAGCGTTGATTCACGCTACATCGTAGACCCTGCGGGTGTCGACATGAGGAGTTTGGAGTCACGCTCTCCGTACATCTTTCTCAAAAAGACAGCGTCTCAGACCGGCGTCGATCGTTACATCAAGCAGTTCATCACACAGGATGTTACGCAAAACATCATGTCTGACAGTGAAGGACTCAAATCGTTGCTTGAAAGCATCACCGGTTTCACTGCACAAATGCAGGGACAATACTCAGCGGGTCGTCGCAGTGCTACGCAGGACCGAGTCGTTGCACAAGGGGCGAGCGCCCGTGGTAAAGTCGGCCTCGCCGCACAGTGGGACACAGGCTTTGAGTGTCTCGGCCGCCAGCTAATCGCAAACAACCGCCAAGAGATGGACTTTGAGGACTTTCAACGCGTCCTCGGCAAGCGCACCTTCCCGACAAATCCAGATACTGGCCTGCCGTATACGATCGAAGAAGTGTTCGCGCTCTTCAAAGCCGACGCTGTCACGATCGCACGTTCCGAAGACTTCTTCGTGTTCGACGCGACCAACCCGTCGGAGAAAGCCTTTCTCGCTCAGTCATTGCAGGAAATCCTCATGGAACTCATGTCGAATCCTGCGGTTAGCGCAGTTCTTGGTTACGGTCCGGATCAAATGCGTGAGCTGTTCAATCAAATCTACATTTTGAGGGGTGTAACGCCACCGTTGCTGCCCTCCCCACAACCCGTGGTGCCGCCTATGGTTCCTCAAGGACAACCCGTTCTGCCTGAGCTTTCCGGTATCCCAGCCTCCATGCCCTAATGGACATTGACACTAAAGTAGCAGACATAGAAAACGAACTCCGTAGCATCGCAGCTTGGCGGGCACTTCCCGTCACGCAAGCGCTGTATAAGGATTCGCAAGAAGAACAGGAGAGCATCATCAATCTCGTGCTGGAAGTTCCAGTCACGAACATTGAGACCTTTCTTGCACGTGAACAAGCCCTTGGGCACTTGCGTGGCC